CTTAAGAATCCCGCTAATGATAGGGATGATATTGATATTGAGGCATTTGTACAGCTGTCAATGCAGAACATGGCCCTGCCTGTTGAGGTTACCAAGGAAGGTGGGTTTAATTAGCACCTTTAAACCAGCCTGTTACCGTCAGTACCAGTGCAAATATAAATACTGGCACTATGACGACACCTAGTAATAGTATATCACGTATTCTAGTTTTCATCTATTATAAACACCCCTTCCAACATATCCCACATCTGCTTTGGTAATACGCCTTATTTCTTTATGAAATCTCTTTCTTATTTTTATTATTTTACCTCTATCTTTAACAGGATGTAATGTACGCAACTTCCTGTTAAGTTCCTTCATATAAAATGCCCTTTTTGCCTTACGGGTAGCGATTGTCTGTGGTCCCCACGTTATATGAGGCATGATACCAAGTATTGTCAATAGTTGTTCACGTCCCAGTCTTCTGTTCCATTTATCACGAAGATCTTCATTATGTAATTTTGCCCACTCCACATCAAAGATGCGGACTAAAGCACCCCTTTTATGTGCTTCAGGAACCATAAAGTTTTCTATTGCACCAGGAGTTACTATGTTGTGTGTCCATGAAAGTATTTTAATAAACTGCTCTATCGGTGAGTCCAATTTATTAAATATTGGTTGCTTAGTAAATGGATCTGTTGGTGGTTTATCTCTTGTTCCAGAATTTAATGCATACCAGGCAGTAAGGAATGGGTTACTTATTCCTGCATTTTTAAATGCTTCTGCAACTTCAACCTTTGATAAATCCTTAAGGGTGGCATACCACGTTCCAAATGGCATAAAGTATAAGCCGTCAAACCACATTACCTTACCATCTTTAGACTTCCACGGCAGCGGTATAAAGGTATTGTTTTCCAGTATAAAATCAGGTAATTGTTTAAGCATTTTCTTCCATTCTTCATCGTCCATACCAAGAAGTGACTGGGAAAGTGTTTGGGCAATCCCCTGAAACCCCCAACTTGTTGTTCCCACACCAAGAAACCCAACCCATTTTATTAATATCCACGGTCTATGAGCTAGTGTTTCTAATATCATGGGCAATATTTTATACTGATAAGTTACAAATGGTGAGACTTGTTGTCTTAAATGTTTAATACTTCTACTTGCCTGGGAATAATCCATCCCCCATCTAGATGCTATTACTGCAGCCTCATATGGGTTTACTGGCTTACCTGATAAGGCAAGTCCAACCCTGTTTATATGCCCCTTCTCTCTTAATTGTCTGTATATTGCGAGTTTTGCTGTCTCATCTATCTTGCCATATAGATGGGTTGATTTAGATACCCAGTTCATAAACTTAAACCAAGTTGTATGTGCCTCTGCTTTCTTGAAGTGATCAAGTGCTTCTTGGGCTTCTGCTTTCATCATATTACCCCTGAATAGACCAATATCACGGGCTTCTTGCCACCATTTATCTTTTGTTGCTGCACTCGTCAGTGCCTTCATAAAATCAAGCAGACAATGAGGGAGAGGGCGGCCCCTCATATTATTTTGAAGTATATTAGAAATCACGTTTCTAAACATCGTAGGTGGGTTAATAGCTACTTTACCTGCCTTAAATGCCATAGTAACCTGAGCATTCCACTTCATTATCTGCATATACACTTCCCCCTGATGAGCTTCAGGGCTAATAAGGGGTGTTAAGTCATCATATACAGCCTTATTGAGATATTCATTTGATATATCCCCGTATTTATCCCCCACTCTCACATAATTCTTACGGAGGTCTTCTTTAAAATTTACATCTAAATATTCTTTTACTGGGGCAAAGGCAGCTTTCAGTTCATTTAGATACACCAGGTGTTGTTTCCTGTCAGCCGCAGAAAAACCAGCAATCGTTTTATCTTTTTTAAGCTTCTTTATAACCCCTTCCATCATACTTATTTCATCTGCCAACTCATCAATATGAAAGTGATACACCCTTTCTTTGTTTTTAATACTTATAAACCATACCTTGTCAACCTTTTCATTTGTCAGTTTATCTAAACGTTCGCTTTTAAACGTCTCAGTAGTTCGTACGTCAGGTATTTTATACTCTATTACCCATCCTTTTTCGGTTTTTACAGGGCCTTTCATTTTGTTAAAAGGTACAATAACCCCCATCCTTGGGTCTTTTAATAGGTTAAAATATTTATCATTCGCTAATACACTTATTGTTTCTGCAAATCCAATGGGTATAACAGTTCTTATATCTTTTATATGAGCAATCTGCTGCTTTTCTATTTGTGATAAATTTTCCCTATGTTCCAGCATACCGCTGTGTGTGCCAACTCCTGCCAAACGTTCCATCTTTGCTCCAGCTTCGGCCTTCATATATGCACTTCCAAACGGCTTATAATCTACCAAGTTTCTCAGGTACATATAATGTATATACCTACCATACCATTTCCAATAGGAGTTTCTGTCTATATGCCCGTGTTTTAAAAGTTCCTTACCCATTTGTAATTGTAGTTTCTTCATTTCTTGGGCAATTTTTTTAAGGTCATTCGGCATCCCAGCACCTATAGCCGCCTTTATAGTGTGTATTCCATCATATGCCCAGTATGCCCTTTCCATCAGTTTGAATACCTTCTCTCCTGCAGCAATTACCTGTTCATGAGTGGGGTTGTTTTTGAGAGTAACAGCTTGATGGTCTGCTGCCTCTGGGAATATATTCACCTCCTCCAGTTTTAATTTACCTATGTCTTTTTCAAAGCCCTCTATTTTAATCTCCATTGTTCCTTTTTTGGTGTGGTAATTTTTATCACCCTTGTCAAGTTCCTTTATTCCACTCTTAAGCTCCTCTATTTTTATTTCATATCTCTTTTTATCATTAAACTGCTTATTTAACTCAACCATCCTCACCTCTAACGCTTGCATCATTCTTCTAAACCACGGATTATCAAACTTACCGTCCACATAATCAAAGAAGACTGATACTTTATCAGCTGCAACTACTTTCAAAACTTTAGTAAGCCTATTGGTCATCTCCAGCCCCCTTGCCAGTATTCCTGACTTCGCCATCCTAGCCGCCTCAACCATCATTGATTCCCTCTGGGCTCCAAGTGGTAGTAAGAAATCTATAATCGCCTTTATTTTAGGGTAATTCCTGAGCTTACTTGCCCAACTAGCGTTTTTTAGAAACTCTTCCTCTGTTACCGCCATACCATTCTTTCCTTGGTATGAGCTTTCAATCGCATTATGCAGGTCTTGGTGGTTTTGAGGCGATCCTTCAAGGACGGCCATAAACTCATTTGCCTTGCCTGTGTCTTTATCCATAGTAACGGGTAGGCCAGCAAACCTGTACACCAGTTGTGCTAATTGAGGGACCAAGGCCTCTTCTATGGTTACACCATCCTTTTTATTCTCTTCAGCTATAAACATCGGCCTTGATATATAATAGTTTATATTTACCTTACCAGTAGCCTTTCCAAGTTTCTTAATACCCGAAAGGACACCCTTACTCTTTACCTCTCTACCCCATTTTATTGCAAGTTCCCTTGCCATCCATTCCTCGTTAGCAACCTCCCCCCGTGTTAAACGATCCGTGATCCCTTTGACTTCCCCACCTTGTTGGATGAAGGCGTGGGCGATTTCGTGGAGTACTGTACTAATATCGGCCCCGTGTCCGAGGGTGATAACGACCCGCCCTTCGTTCTTTCCCTTAAAGATACATTGGTATACACCACATCTGTAGATTTCTGCTCCTCTTTTTCTGGCTTCTTCAATTCTATTCTCCTCCCAACCCTGGTCCCTTAACATTTGTTGTCCTTCCTTGCTGTTAATATTAATAAGTCCAACTAATGGAGACTTAGGGTCAAAAATTAATTCGACGTTTTTTATTCCCAACACTTTTATAAGTGCTTCAAATTTAGGCCTATCAAGCTCAAACAATTCCTTATTATATACACCATCGTGCAGTATGTCACGCAATTCTCTTAACTGATTTAAATTTCTACTACTAACATTTTCTAAAACCATTTTTAATGATTCAAGAGATGTATTATCTATCGGACCTTTAAACGATTGTAGATTTTCCACTATAATATCAAGCTCTTTGCTTATTTGTTCAAGGTCGGAGCTTTTAACCAAAGAAGACTGATACTTTGTCAGCTGCAACTCATCAAATTTCTCTAAAACATTACTAATATTTTTAAACAAACCAGAAGGTATTTTATGTTTTTCCCCCTTCTTGTTCCGCTGTTTTAGTTTTATAGCTATAATACCCTTTATGTTCTTGATAAATTTTGCTAGTATTGATTGGCGCTCACCCCCCGTCTTCTTCTCATCCGCTAATATTTTTGCTTTTGTCTTTTTCCCAGCCGCTGCCTTCTTCTTAGCTGGTGTCTTCTTAGCTGGTTTCTTTTTAACTGAAACTGTCTCCTTGGTTGACTTTGCCTTCTTAGCTACTCCAGTTTCTTTAACTTCGATTGTTGTTTTATTACCTTCAAGCTGTTCAAAAAGTAGTTTAAACTCCAGTGGTGAAGAGGTTACCCTGTCTAAATCTTTTGGTTCTATTTCATAAAGTTTATTTCCCTCATCCCAGACATATGCAAGTGTGTCATCTTTTTTTTGTATAATAAAAACATTCTCACGTATAAAACTAGACACTTCTGGGGCTATAAACGTATGTTGTTCCTTGGTAAAAAAAATGTTTATATTATTATCTTCTATCCATTTCTTGATACCTTTTTCCTTTGGGTATTTAACAATAAGGGCCCCCTCTTTTTTATACTTAAGATCTCTTAAAAGACTATCTCTCTGCCCTTGTATAATGATTTTTATTGCGGCTGTTTGTTGTCTGTAAGCTGCATTTTGTGTCTCACTTGCCCATCTAAAAAGATAAGCTCTTTCACCTTCCGAAAGATCTCCACGTAAATTAAACACAAATACAAGGCCATGGCGATAAGTATGCTGCTTGAACATCTCTTCCCCATAGTTCTTTTTTTCCTCCAACTGCATTCTTTCCTCTGAAGTTAACTCACCCCTAAGTAGTAACATATCTATAGATTTTAGGTAATAATCTTTAAACAAGATCAACGTGACACTAGGAGGAAGGAGCTCTTTAACGGTAATATTATTATTAACATCTATCCTGACGTGGCTAAACAAAAAAGCGTCTTTTTCTGTACCCACTTTACCAAATTTCTCCCAAAATGCTTTTGATGCCTCCCTATAACCACTTAATATACTGGCAAACGCTTCCCTTCCAAATGTCAAATCAATCGTTGTTACTCCCGCAGGCGTTTTTGATTTATAAATAGTTATCTTTCCTGGGTCTGAGACGGAACTCTGCCTCATCCATTGTATTTCTGTGGGCTTTATACCTGCATAGCGATACATGGCAAAAACAAGAAGGTCCCTGTTTGCGTTATAATAGGCTACACTATTTCTTAAAGTGCTTTCTTTTTTAAATGCTTCTTTTGCATTAGCGGCTCTATCTAAAAAGAATTGCAGTTGTAATGCAGTGGCTGCTTGATGTGGTGAAGCTTTTCCTACGGCACTTTTTACCTGGCTGTCAAATATTAACTTAACGTCAGTACCAGACATGGTGGTCCTTAATTCTGGCCACCCTAGACTTCGATTAAAAAAATGACCAAGCATATAAGAAGCCTTTTTACTTGAATTGTTTGAAAGCCCATCTGCCTCTAAGTACGTGGTCCAGGTTTTGCCAAATTTCTCCCAATTATCTGAAGCAATATCTGTGAATTTTCTAAGCGTACCATCATTGTCAAGTAATATATCTCTCATCTCAGTGTTTTTTTCTAAAAACCCATGTAACCTTGATAACGTCTTAGTAAAAGGTCTCCATGATTTTTTACTTGCTTCGAGTGCATTGATCTTACTCTCTATTGCACTCCAGAACGCACTAAATAATGGATAGGTATCTTTACTTCTAGCCACCCTCGCAGATGTTGAACGACGCTTGGATTTGCTTGCAACGGGAACTGTTTCAATGCCTAATATTTTGGAAATTCCTTCAATTAATTCATCCCTGGGTATAACCTTTTCTATTTCATTTACTTCCTTGTTTATCTGCTTCTCTTTATAGTAATCTGGTATATTATCAAAATTCTCCCCCTTGCGTAGGCTATCCTCCATTGGCCACATGTATCTATATAAGTCTTCATAGTTACGGACAAACCTTAGATCCTCCAATAAGTACAGAGCATTTTTTAACATTATAGTCATGGGCTTATTATCTTTATTAAGCAGATTCATTTTTTTGCTAATCCACTCCCTGATTTCCGTTGTTTTTCTATAAAGATTTACCAGGGCTTCCGTTGGACGACCATTCTCATCTATTAACGTACTCATTGGTATTACAGGTTCCACGTTACGCCTAAGTGGAACGTGCAAGGAACCATCGCTTTTGTTAATTACTAAATCCTCATTTTTAACGAGGGTGTTTATATATTCCCTGAGATTATTAACAGTGCTAAAGGAGCCAGTTAAAAAGTGATCAAAAATTTCCTCTATTGTTGAATCCTTTGCCCCAGGAACACCTTTCTTTTCCATTTCCTCTCTAACAAGAACAAGAATTTTACTCCGTGTAGGTGGTCTTAACATATCTAATACAAACACATGATGGTGGAGTGATTCATTAGACATACCTTCTGCCCTTTTTTCTTCTACACCAAGAATTTTAGCAAATTTTATTAGGCTATCACGGTCATATGAAGGATTTGCAGGATCATATTCCCGTTCTAAAAACAATCTAACGTCAGGTCGTTCGGACACCTCCACCCCATCAAATCTATCGCTAATGGTTTGTGCCGCATTATCTTTTTGATTATCTTCAAGTTCTTGGCTAGTATTATTTAGCCCTTCAATAAGAATATTAGGGTGGTCACTTATATATTTATTTCTTATATCATCTGTAATCTCCTTATCACTTCGGACAGTACCATCCTCGTTTTCTATTGCAATTCCATGTTGTTTAGCTATTATCATCTTCAGTTCAGGCCCAAGGAAGTCAAATATGGGTATAAACTTTTCCTTTCTTGCAACTAGTAAAGGCTCAAGTATTTCATCAATTACTATACGTCTTGCCAACTCCTTCGGATTGGTTATTTCTAGCTTGGTTAATTTTGCAAGCATCATAACCATATACCCTCTTTGAACCGCTTCTTTTATATCTCCAGGTGCTTCTCTAAGTAATATATCTACATGATCTTCGTAACTTTCTGCCCTAATACCCCTCTCCTCTAATGCTGCACCTAGTTCTTGTGTAGAAAGACCATTGTATTTTTCAAATGTTTGCCTATATGCTTCCTGCTCATCCTTGGAGTCCCTGTATTCTTTTAATTCTTCCTGTTTTTCTTTATGACGCTTTATGGCTTCACGTGCACGGGGGTAAGTGGAAAGACCACCGACACCACCCATGAGAAGTGCTGCTACACCAGCAGGCCCAAGAACACTAACAACTTCTGCCCATATCTGTGCCTCTGGTCTAATATCTGTAAGCTTTTCTGTAGTGGCTATACCAAATTGCTGGACACCCTCGGTTCCCATTTCAACGCCCATAACCTTTCCAATTTTTAACAAATGTTCTGTTAGCCACCCATGAGATGTCTTCGCAAGTATCTCACCTTCTGGTACCATAAATAACCTTGCTAGATATCTGGTTCCAAAGTATTCGCCAGTACCCTCAATAAGCCCTGTCAGGAAAGGTGCCCACCATAATATACGTCTAATAGCCCTTGCACCTGCAAAATCTCCCTGGTCCTCAAGCATCTGTATCCTGTCCCAAGCAGTTTCTTTAGTGGTCTGTGCTGTTGATAATCCGAAAAATCCCGCTACTGATGCTTGGGTAATACGATTTACTAATTGCTGGGCCGTCTTCAGTTCTCTTCTGGCGACTTTTCTCGTAGCAACTAACGGCTTTATTATTTTTACTTGTGATGCCTTTATAGCAGCTTTCCCTGCAGCTGTTCCCTCGCCTATCAGTGATGCCTGATACCTAGCATTTGCTTTAAATATAGCCTCACTTGCCTTTTCAACTTGGGTCAGCCTAAGACCCACTTTAAGTAATATTCTTGCACCTGTCATACTTAAGCCCATAGGAGTACCTGACGTAGGTAATATTATACCCGCCTCGTAGAACCACCTTGTAAATTCATCATAATCAGGTTTTGGTCCCCATAGTTTTTCAGCTCCAGTATCTGCCCAGTTAGTCAAAATATTTCCTACCTCTTTCATACCTAAAAATTTAAGCATCTGGCCCGTCATACGAGGAAGCTCGACTGTAAAACCTTCTCCAATACCCCTGAGAAGAGCGCCTGTTTTACTGGTATATTTTTCATTTTTAATACCTTCAGGGCTATTCATATACGCATACGCTTTAATTGGAGACATCCCTCCAGCTCCAAACCCTCCTTTAAAAGGGCTCTTCCCTTTTAAAATCTCCGATCGTGCAAAACGTTGAGCGTCCTCTATTATCTTTCTTGTCAATGGGTTGTCTGGTTCCCTTTCCACTCCTCCACTGAGTATCCAGTCTATTTCTTTCTTGGTTGAATGAGGGGTAATTAATGGGTATGTTTGACTTATTCCGTTTACATATAAGTTTTCATCCCATTCATAATCAGCAACCTTGCGATCACTGCCATCCTTCATATCAAGCCAACCCTTATGGCCTTTTTTCTTTGTTATTAATGCCCTGCCGCTTGTGATATCATACTCAATCCGTTCCTCTCCCCTAGACCCAACAGGACGTGCATAATAATCCATTACAGGGGTTTTATCTATACGAAACCGCCTGCTTTCAAACATCTGCAGTCCTGGGTCCTGACTTACCTGTGCTTCCACTGCTCGAAACATGTCGCTATGAGGTCCCCATTTACTGGGCCTTATCAGCCCTGTATCTTTGTCAACATATAAATCAAACGGGGTATCTTTCCTGTCCACCTCTGGAACAGGAACATCCACCTTTTCTTGGAGTCGTGGAGGCAAGTTATAAACCCCAAGAGCTAGACCTCTTTTATAATAACCCAGCGCTTCTTCATCAAGTTCATGAAGCCTATCCCTGCTTATTGCACTTTTAATAATTTCATCAAATGTAGCCATCTATCTTAATTACCTCCTATCTATCAGCTGGTACGGGTATCCTTTTTCTTGCGGTATTAATACGATTCTCATATGCCGCCTCAGCCTTATCAGGGTCACCTCCTTGTTTATTCCACCATTTTATCCAGTCGGCTTTACCTGTCTCTATGTATTCCTCATCTTGTTCAAACAAAGGCCCCCAGCCCTCATTTGGTTTACTTTGCTCTGCCATTTCTGCTAGTTTTCTCCGATCTTCCATTGGTATATCTAGTTTTGGGCTGGAGCCCATTTCTCTATTTAAATCTTCTCTTAATACATCCATTTCTTTCTTTAGTTTTTCCTCTTTTGTTTTATATTCGTCTTCGTAACGTTGTTTTACAGTTGTCACCTGCTCTTGTACATCAACTATATCCCCTCCAGTAAGCCTTTTTATCAGATTCTGCAAAGTCGTTAAGATTTCAACTTCGTCAAACGCCCCTAAAATACCTTGCGCACTTTGTTCACCATAGTCCAGAAAAGCCTTAAGGTGGTCCTGATTCATAAACCTGAAAGCAACCTGCTGTAACAGTAACTTAGTAGGATGGTTGGTGTTGGGGACTGTTTTGCCTTGCTCATCAACTATCTGGGGGTTCATTATGTTAAACTGTGTGTTTGAATCTCTTAAGTCCAAAAACAACTCGTCTTTTAATATACGAAGTAAAGCATTAGGTTCGGCTGTTCCAACGTGTCCAAAGATGCTAGATGCAGTAGCCTCAGGGTTCTTAATTTTATACCCCGTTGCTGCGCTTTTTGTTACTCCCCTATCAGTATTAGGATTATTACTTATCTGTATATTTACCCCGCTAAGCCGTGAATACAAATTTGTTAACACTGTCCGTGTTTCAAGAAGTTTATTATGGTATAGTTCTAGTGCCCTTTTACGATCTATGATCTTTTTATCACTATCGCTTGCGCCTCTGCGCACCTGTTCAACGGTACGATTTTCATTACCAGTCTTCCTCATTAGATCACCCAGTTCTTCTACACTGGTTTTATAATCAGCATCAGTACTTTGTATCTCCAAACGTAGATCGTTGTCCATCTGTACCCAGTCAAATGTGTTGTTTTTTAAACTGAACTGCATTTCTCTGACCGTAATTTTCTTATTTCTATCACGATCCATTCCGCTTAGAAAATTAGATGCTATTTTATCAGCTCCCTCTACATGGTCATCTAAATATTCATTAACAATATTTTCTTTGTTTCTAACGGTTGAATATATATCCCAGTTGTTTCCTACTGCAATGGGGCTATCCAGCATTTGTTCTTGTATTACCATCTCTTTTTCCTTACGCTCTAATAGTTCTCTTGCCATCAGTTTGTTTTCCTCTTCAAGAGCATTTAATTTCAAGTTCGCCACCTCTTGTTTATATGCGGTTTCAGATTGTTTATTAGCGTGTTCCCTCATTTGGAGCTCATGATCAGCTCTGTCTTTATTTCCTTGCACTTGTTCTTCGTAGGCACGGTTTTGTAGAGTTAATGATTGATCCATCTTTTTTATTACTTTTTTATTCTGATCCTTTGTTTCTTCAAACTTTGTTAATTCGAGGTCTTTGACCCATCGTGCGTTTTCAGCATCTGAGTACCGTGTATCAACAAAACCCCTCATTACTCTTTCTAATATACCAGGGGCAGGATCCTCTAAGGTTTCACCAGGAAACTTTTTCTCATATGCAAGTTTAGCAATCTTTACGTCTTCAGTTGCTTCACCTCCTGCTAAATAAGAGGTTAAATCACTCTCAAATTCGTCCTTTGATGACGTGGGTTTTATATCCATACTCCTTATATTATTAATCATTTTCAGTCTCTCTTCTTCTTCTGCCTCTTTATCGGCAAAATAACCGCTTCCAGCACTACTAATAGACTGAATAACACCAGCAAATCCTTGTGAACCCTCTGGCCTTCTTCCTCTTCCCCAAAATGTTGTCATTGTTACTTCCCCCCTCTAACCTTCATTAATTCAACGAATAAATCACCGTCAAACCTAGTTCCTATTATTAAAAATCCAGCATTAAGAGCCACCTTAATAGCCTTAATGTTTGTATTCTCTATTCTGCATATAATACCTTTATATTCATCAAGTACCTTATCTATAATCCTGTTAAACAATATTGGTGCATAATAACCTCTGAACTTTTCATCAAATGCCGCATACTGAAGATATATACACTCTTTGTTATGCTTATACGCAATCATAAACCCTATATATTCATCATCTAAATCACATGTATATATAAAGTCGGGTTCGTCTGTTTCTTTAAGATGCAGGTTACCGCAGAACTCCTCATATGGGGTCTTGATTACATTGAGCTCTTTCATTATTTACCGAAGATTCTATTCATCCAGTCGCCTTCGTTTTCTCTTCTCTGTGTAGCATAATCAGCTGCAAGTCCCACCTCAAACTGCTGCTGCTGCTGTTGCGTTGATACATCAAATTGTCGCTTGGCTTCATCTGCCATCTTGGTTCTTTGTGCCAACTCTTTGTATTTAAACATCCTGTCAGACTGCGCTTTATGTGCAGCAGCAAGTCTTGCTTGAAGATCCTTATTTCTGGACGTTTCGCCAAAATTCATATTACCTGAAAATCGCTGCCTGGCAGCAGTCTGCGCAAGTGCCTGTTCAGCCTGTGGACCCAAGCCTCCTGTCATTGTTGATTTATACTCTTCTTGTAAACCTAATTCTGCCATCTATTATACCCCCTTAATCCTTTAATCTCATTCTACTTAATTCATAAAGACCACTAATCCAGAGCGGTTCAAATCCTATTGTCTCGTCATCAGTGCTGATTGTAAACTTTAACCTGTGAAACACATGGCTTCCCCATGTAGAGCCAGATATACTACGAGCTGGCATTGTTGAATCATACCCTGACTTGGAAGGGGAAAGCGTAATTGTTTTTCCTGTCTGGTTCATATCGCCATAATGGGTTACTGTAACCGAACTGGAAGTCGTTCCTTTAGCAACCATAACCAACCTGATATACCTTATTATACTCTCTATATTTATATCAGAAGAGACGGGTAAATCACCAAGTTCAAACTCGTATGTTATAGACCCACCATCTCCTGTAAACGCAGTCCCATTTTCCAATCTCTGCAGGTATCCAGAATTAGTTGCACCATAACTATAATGAGCACCGCCTGAAGTAGAAACATCAAGCCCACACTGTAACCTGTTACCACTACCCCTGTCAATCTCAAACCACTTCTGTCTCCTTAAATCAAATACCAGTTCCTTGTCAAGTGTAGTAGAATCACCAGACGCAAACATCCAGTGATACTCGTAGTTACCATTTGTATTATCCCAGAACCCATAACTATCTGCCACTTTACTAAGGTTTATAGATTCTGATTTTGTCTGGTCAAAGTAATTACCAATAGAAGCAGAAATGGGGTAAACAGCTTCAGCATTATACATCATTATAGCATTTGCTGATTGCCATACAATAACCTGTTGTGATTGTAATGGTGCATATTCCAGCCCAATAGGACTTGCTTTAAGTGTATATGGAGCAGAACACCCTACATTGTTATCTACCTGTGTAATAAGCCAGTCTTCTGGGCCCGAACCAGATATTACAAATATAGCACCTGCCTTTGCTACTAATATATAGGTTGTTGACCCTACAGCAGAGGTATTAATATATATCTCAGCAGCAGCAACTACTTCAGTGTCATCCCCAAAAATAAGCCCGTCTCCTGAATCTGCACCTGAAAAACTATTAAGGGTTCCAAGGGCAGAAGCTATACATCTATTTTTCTTATCAGCCTGGTCACCAAATAAGAATGTCCTTCCCTGTGCATATAAAGGAAACGTATACTCCCCAAGTGGTTTCTGCACTGGTATACCTGATAAATGATAAAGCAAAACATCACCACTGAAGTTTTGACTCCATGATAGTTTATAATAATATAGAGGGTCTTCTTTGTTTATTTCTTTTCTGAATTCCGTATTCTCGGCAACGGGATTCCATGTTACATATCCTGATTTAGCATATGATATAGAACTGGAAGATGTACCATCATTAATAGTTCCAACTGAAATCCAGTCAGCCCCATTCCAATATGAAATACCAATAACCGTACTTGCCGTGGTGTTAGTATGGTCTGGTATCAACTTGCAATGAAACCCTTGTTGTCTTTCTATAAATCCACATAACATATATTCAGTAGATGCAAGACTATTCATAATTACATAACTTGATTCATCCCCACCAGTGGTTTCTTCATATACATAACTGTTTACAAAAACATTCGTTGTGTTATCCTTATACAACCCACCTTCGTATAACTGAACAGACGCTGACGATCTAAACGCACCATCCCAAAAATCCCTCAATTTTTGAAACGGCTCAATTACCTTCATAGTAGAAATAGCAGTAGCAGCATCTGCATCTGTAATTTCAATCTTATACCAATATCCCAAAACACCATCTACTATTTTCTGCCTGGCAATATCTTCTGTTGAATCAAATGTAATGGTTCCCGATTGGGCCAGGGGAATACCACCAGAAGCTGTATTATCAGTAAGGTTGGTAACTGTCGTCCATTCATTAGTAGAACTCCAGTAATAAACACTTAATGACCCTGTGGATGTATTGGCATTTGAAACTGTAAAGTTAAACCCAGATAAGGGTAATATACCACCAACCCTTATATTAACATCAGCCGTTGATGTACCATAAGCACTGGCTGGCACATCAAAGTCTGTGGTAGATAGTGCTGTATTTGTCAATCTTACTTCATCTAAATATCCATTAAGAGGTTTAGTTGTGTTTGTACCATCATGCACCGCCCCTATAAATACAGTTGAGTTATAAGCAGCTTCAGCTTCTGTTCTACTTGCTGTACTTACATGGGCTTTTGATATACCGTCAACAAATATAGAATAATCATTTCCATTTTCAATCACACGTATATGTGTCCATGTTGTCGCAGATATAACACTATTTGGAGTAGACAGTGATATAACATTACTTGATGTGGCACCACTCATATTTGCATCAGTAGTTGCTATTGTTGTTGCTGAACTTACAACAGCATATGTATTAGTGGCTGTACCCTTTGTAACTGCTGTAATTGTTATAACAGCACCAACTGCAGCTGCTGTATAATTAGGAGATGATGTATTGGCAGTTATATTACTTGCTACATTTGTAGCTGTAGTACTGAGGTCGGTATCAAAAGATTCAGCACCAGACATTATAGCCACGCTATTTACGGTTATACCATCTACAGAGCCAGCTCCACCTGAGTCAAGAGTAACTGTTCCCGTTGCAGCCGTTGTCTCTTTTATATCAAGATTAATAGCTCCGTTTGTATCTATATATACCTGTATATAATCTGAAGTGGCAGAACTTTTAGCCTGAGAATAAAGACCATGATCTGCACTTAAATTGTTTAAATAAACCAATCCTTCCCATGTCCACGTACCGCCTGATAGTACAAAGTCTGCATCATCTGGGGCCGTAACCCAATCGCCAGTTCCGTCCAGCTGAAGACTGGCAGTCCCAAACTTCTTTATAGCTGTGTCAAGCTTTGCATTACCAACTGCTGTCATTGTATGGGCCGTGGTGGGAGAACTGTCTGTTATTGTCGTAGATTCATCTGAACCATCACAATGTAACAATAGCTTAGTCTCACTACCTATACCTGATACCCGTTTAAACGTAGCCACATTAGATGAATCAGTCAGTGTGTTTTGAACCTGTTCAGTGTAATCATAAAGAAACGTACCGTTGGGATCATAGACTGTAAAGTTTGATACCCTTGCCTTGTCACCACCCCATACCATTGTTTCCGCACTATTACAATAAACAACCCGTCCCAGCGTACAATTATCAAACCTGCCCTTGCCTGCACCAGAAGCGTCTGTATGCAACGCTGTTGCATTAAAGTCACCAGTATTAGGTACGGTTGTGTCGTTCCTGTATATCTTAGATTGTGTGTCTCCGCTGTTATAAGACTGTGCAAGTACATGTTGGTTTGATTCTTTAAACTGATGTACATGCTTTATCTTTGGGTGCGTGGACAGGGCCGTTGAGTTTATCTTAGTCATACCCCTTATACCACGAATACCATTATCAGTATAACGGAGGTTTTTTAAACTCTTAAAATTATCAATGGTAGTGGCCTTTGTTTGTGTGTCGCCAGCACCAACCGTAACAATACGTGTTGAATTAACAGACGAAAGAAGCCTTCCCGTTAACCCAAGTTGAAACGGTTTTAATTCCTTGTCTGTTTTTTTTGTTGTTCCCTTTGATGTTGTCTTTGCCATTATCAGTTCCTAGCTAACATATTAACCCTGACTTTACTCCTAATAAGTGCCTTATCAACACCGTGTTTACCTCTCCTCATCTCCGCATCAGCCATCTGATATAGTCTATCAGCAAAACTAGGCTCTCTATCTTTATATTTAAACAACCATGCTGCGTATTTAACAGTGGCTAAATCAAGATGCTGTGGATACCTGAATGTACCAAAATTAGAATATACAGGGGCTGGTTTCTGTACGTAATAAAATGTTATTGTGTGTCCTGCCGTACTTGGGGGAGGGTTTAGAACAATTCTAAACCTTCCCTGTGGCTGTATGACGTAAGCATCGCTCGCATCCCAATCACTATCCGTAGTAGCACTAGGATCGTCTGGGAAGAGTGCAGTAA